CTAAGTCGTGTATTAAATATTTTTTTAAACTCATCCTGTTCCATGAGTGTCTTTGCTTTACGACCAAATCGTACAGCAAGTTCTGCGTTGTTTGTTGCTTGGATTATTTTTAGATCAGGTTTGTTACCGATCATCCATGCAGGTAGATAGTTAGATGCAAACTCCGACTTGGTATGTCTTGGTGCCATGTTGATAATGAGTCGCTTGAGATCGCCCCGCGCAACTCTGTTAAACTTCTCCGCCATAATTTTATGGTGTTCGCCTTCAATAAATTCTGGCCACATGTGTTTAACAAAACTTAAGAAATCATCTTTAACTTCTTGTTTTTTCTTTTTTGAATCAAGCAACAATAAAGTTTTTAGATATTCTTTACGAGTATCTTCAGGTAGGTTTTTTAATTGTTCTGGTGTTAGCATTTGAAAAAAAATTGTAAAAAATTTTTATAATATTTTTTTGATAAGTTAAAATGATTTTAACCCCTATAAACGTTTAAATCAAGCTATATATAGTATGCATTAGGATCCCTATATACTACATGTTGGGGTAGGGGGTGTCTTACTTATTACAGCACAGCAATCCGCTAGGGACCCCTCGCAGTTTAGAATGGGTCTAACTAACAAAGATAATTGTTGTATTGTATATGGGAATATACTAGATTAAATATATAAATAACTGTCATAGAAAGGAATAACAATGACACAAGTAACAAAAGACAATGACTATACAGCTGACAGCTTTGACCATGTAGCATTAAGAATATCTGTTAACTCTGACATACCAATGAAGACATCTACTTGGACTGGAGAGCCTCCCTTCCAAGGTAGCAATGGAATGTATGAGCAATGTGGTTGTAAGATGATACAGATTGTACCTGCTTTGTTTTGGAACCCAAAGAATGGTAAAAACTTTGAAATGCAGGGCGAGCTGTATTGTGATGAAGAGGGCTTACTTACTAATAAGACTGTCAATTGGAGAGCATCACAGTTGCGTAAATGGTATTTAGAGCGAAACAATAAAGAGTTAGTAAACTCAATAGACTTGCATACTGGCGATTATAACATTGTTGGGGATGCCTGCTTTGTAGTTAAAGCCAGCGATGAAAATATATCTATATTAGCTGATATGAAGAAAAATTAATGCAGTTTAGAATGAGTCTAATGTGCAAAGATAATTAAAATAAATATAGACAATCTCCCTCGAATATGGGAGATTGTTGTATTAATAATTAGAAAGGATAAACAATGAGAAATATAAATATATCAGAAGCAGAGGCACTTACCTCAACAGCGATGTTAGACCAGTTAAAAACTGCAGACCATTTTTATATAATCCACTACTGCAAGAAGCGAGATAATATAGAAGATAGAAAATGTATGTGGGACGACAAGTCTAAGATTTGGGAAACCAAAGAGGGCAAAGTTGCTATCACTTGTATTGCTCTAAACCAAGAAACAGATATGATTGATGGCTATCGAACATTTACAAATATCTTTCAAGTAGTAGGCAAAAAATCACTAGTACAAACTAGCGAGAAACTTCAATGAGTTTCAGTCTATTAATGATAGTAATATCTTTAGGGCTACTAGTAGTAGTAGCCTTAGGGGTAAGGGATATAATCAGAGTTATAAGAGGAGAAGAATTATGAAAATGTATTGTAAAAACTGTGGCATTAAGTTCTATCCAAGCGACAAGAACTATATCGGCTATCCCCTGGGAAGCTACCACAACAGAGCGCCAAGCCACAAGCGCGTCTTTCATAGTCGCTATTGCTGGGAAGAATGGACAGCAAAAAATATCACCGCATACTCTTTATGGTTGCAAGGTATGGGAAATAATGATACAACTAATGCAACTAATAACACCATATAGAAAGGAAAATAAATATGGCACGATTAAGAATGAACGACGAATATCGAAAGAAGATAATCAATCGATATATCTCACACGCAGAAAGTGAGGACACTTTGGAAAAACAAGCATATGATACTTGTAAGGAAGAAGTGAAAGAAAACTATGGCAAAGCCTTTGCACTTGCTAAGGAAGTAGTAGAAAGGTCTTATCGCCCAGATGATGTTGAGTTATGTCAAATGTTAAAAGACAGATATGGCTCGGCTGTTGATGTGGTAGCAAAAGATAAATGCTTTTACTTCTCAATGGCTCAAGGCATGGATACCGAAGAAAATAGTTCTTATGGTCGCAACAACGAACATAGTGAACACATAGACTTCGGCTTATTTGGTAGCACAGATAGTCGCAACTATGGTGATAGTGGTGAGAAATTTGCCTTTGCTTATTTTAGAGATGAGCTGAAAGCAAAAGGATTAAATCCCGACATCTACCCACAACAAAAAGATAATAATGATAACCCACACAAGTCGCAACACATAGAGGGTTGTAGACAAGAATTAGGTTATTCTAATTATCACTCACACAACTCAAGTATGGATAATAACATTGGCATAACTAATGAGTTCGATAGCCAATACTATCTCGACATTATCGGCACAAGCCATTGTCGTCATAGAACGATTGCTTGTGAGCCACATGAGTTTTCTATCTTTCAAATGTTTAAGAAGAAGAAAGCACAGTTAATATCGGCACACGAAACATGGATAAGCACTATCGAAGAACAAAGAAAAGTTATGTTAACAGGACTAAAAGCATATCGTTTTTTAGACGAGGGTGTTGAGTTAATGAATGAACTAGGCGTACAATGTGATGAAAGTGATTTGATTACAGTTAATAGTACAGGTCTTTCTATGTACAATCCTACTAATCTCGCAGACATGGTGAAAGGTATGAAGAATAAAACCATGACACGAGAGCAGAAGATTGCTGAACGACAAGCCTATGACAACGAGATTGCATTGGTGATTGCAGAGGGCAATTCACAAATGCATTAATAGACTTGAGGGGCATGGTAGTTATATCTGTAAGACCTACTCAAGCACAATCGCCATGCCGATTGTACTTTTAGAAAGCGACAGGGTCGCCACCTGCCACCTGGACTCGGTGCATGCAAGAGTCATAAGAGTACAATCGGGATCGCGATTACTGTTCTCGAGAGAAAGTGATCCAAGTGCTAGAGCTACCATGACAACAAAGTGTATATAGGTAATAGGTCAAGCTAACTTACGGTTTACACCTCTAGCGCCAAGCCCCGGTCTCGGTAGTGAGCGACAGTCCCGCAGGGGAGCTGGGGTAGCCCCGGAGGTAGCACGCGTCGATGCTTCGGGGCGCAGCCACAAGCGGCAAGCGGCAAGCGGCAAGCGCAATTTAGAATGATTCTAATATGCAAAGATAATATTTGACAACGTGGCATGAATATGGGAAAATGTTTTAATTAATCAAAGAAAGGAATACTATGACAAATAATTATAGAAATAGATTAGCGTCGCAAAACCCAATATCAGAAAGAACTGTCTATATGGGTGGGCGTGGTTATGGTGGTGACGTGCGCATCGCTGACATTCAATTGACTATGATGTACACAGCGTTGAAAATGCATCCTATGAAGTTGACCCGCTCACAACCGCCAGCACTGGCGTGGTGGAAGCAGGTGTTTGACCTTAAAGGCAATAAAGAAAAATTAAAAGTTCAAGCATTGAAAATTATGCAGGAACGATTCCCGGGGAGGTATGGAGAAGAAGAAAATATACCTGATTTAATTATTGATGAAGAAGGTAGAGTATATGACTAAATGGAAGTTAAATAGATTCACTATGAATGAAGACGTTTACATTGAAGAGCGGCCCGAAAGGGCCGCGCCGCCTGTTGGCTCAAAAGATTTTTACGAGAAAGTCAACCCATATTGGCTGGATCAAGCAGCAAGCCGCAAGCGACAAGCGACAAGCAGCAAGCGCTTGACAAATAAAAAATAATGTTTATATTATGGGATATTAATAGAAAGGATAAACAATGCAAAAATTACTAGGTATCAATACCAATTACAAAACAATTAAATCTGAGAAGGTGGGCGTACTTACTGGCATCATTTACATGGCGCCTTATAACCTGAGCGGCAAGAACGTATGCCCCGGCGCGTCCGCTGGTTGCGCGGCTGCCTGCCTGAATACAGCAGGGCGTGGTGCGATGGGCGTAGTACAGAAAGCCAGACTCAAAAAGACTAACCGGTTTTGGGATGACCGCAAGCAGTTCCTGAATGATCTAGTCAACGAGATCACCGCGCTAGAGAAGCGAGCCGCGGCTAAGGGCCTGAAGGCTGCTGTCAGACTCAATGGGACTTCTGATCTACCATATGAGCGCTACAAGGTGCCAGGCACTGACAAGAATATTATGCAGCTCTTCCCTGAGGTACAATTCTATGATTACACAAAATTAGAAAATCGTATTGTCGGCCAGACGCTACCGGCTAACTATCACCTGACGTTCTCACGTGCTGAGGATAACGATCATAAACTGGACGACGTGCTAAAGTATACCAGCGCGGCGGTGGTGTTCTCTGGTGATCTGCCTGAGACGTGGCGCGGGTATCCAGTTATTGATGGCGACGAACACGACGCCAGATTTACCGACGCTGGACCGGGGGTCATTATCGGCCTGACCGCTAAAGGCAAAGCCAGGCACGACGCCAGCGGCTTCGTAGTACCATCCGAAATACTGAATTGATGCGGAGTCTTATCCTTTCTTCCGCAATTGATCCGAACCCTAACTCTCGTAGAGTTAGGGTTCAAGGGCTTAGCGGCCAGTTTAGAATGATTCTAATTTGCAAGAGAGCTCAAGCTACAAGCAGCAAGCAACAAGCGCTTGACAAAAGCTCATGGATATGGGATAACATGATAACAATTAACAAAAGGATAACACATGCCAATGAACTACAAAGACAACTTCGAAATGTTACAAAAGCAACACAAAGCTTTGGAAGCGAAGCACAAGGAGCTACGCGGCAGCATCAGCTGGTTAGCTCAGGAGCTGCGCGAGCTGGAAGGCCCGTACGACGAGGAGCAGGAATGCACCACCAGCTGGCCAGAAGTGCCAAGCTTCGGCATCTACATGCAGCTGATCCAGTTCCTGATGGGCGCGAAGCCTCCAGTGGTGGGTGGCGAAACGGACGTTACCATAGCGATCAAGGAGCAAAAGTACACAGATCGCAAAAAGAAGTTCAAGATTCTGGACTAATCAACCGGGGCCTTCGGGCCCCTGCCATCTGGGATCAGGGGTCAAGCTACAAGCTACAAGCGGCAAGCTGCAAGCAGCAAGTTCTCCAGCTCAGATATAGATTCAAGCGGCAAGCGACAAGCTGCAAGCTCCAAGCCGCAAGCAGCAAGCTCCAGGGCCCCAGCACCTGCATAAAGTATCGGGCAGCGTTGCTCGTGGGTCTTGACTAAGATAAACGAGTTGACAGGGTGTGTCATATGGAAGGATATTTGGTGTGGTGAGAACGATACTTTTTTACTTTTTGTTACTTTTAGCTCTACTGTAAAAAAACCGCAAGTTTCATGGTATCCTAACAGGTCAGGTACACCTAAAGAGGCCCAAGACTCTAGTCTTGTCCATTTTATATTCGGTGTATTTTTCTTAACTTCGTGCCAAAATTTAGACTCGTGTTTCAAAGTAAATTAATCCATGATAATTAGACATCTGTACCTGTCTTTTGCACCTAAAATTTTGTTCTCAACCATTCTTATTTCTCTAAGATTAAACTCTCTTACAGGTAATTCATGCCCTTGATATGATATTAATTGTACACCTGCATCTCGTCCTGCTTCTGTATCACAAAACTTTGTTAGTATTTGTACTAACTTTTTTACATCATAACTTAGATGTTGCAGCTTAAGTTCTTTTGCTGTTGTTCCTGGTATTGTCATTAGTTACACCTCTTTCCTTGTCCTTTATATTTTTTAAATGAACGTTTTTTATGTTTGTTTTTTGGTCTTGATCTAATTGATTGGCCAATAGATGTTCTCTTTTTTGGACCAGCAACATGTTCTGTGTGTAGTTTAGCTTTTCTCATTTTTTATTTCTTCGTAATCGCCATCAATTAAAACTTTATTATCATCGTATATTTTTTTCATCTTAGCTTCCAAATCTTCGATAGATAAATCTTCTAGCTTACCTGTTAAGCTTATTCGTTGTTCGATATATAAACCTGCAGCTTTACCTCTAGCCACTTCAGCATTTGTAGCAGCAGAAAAAGCACCTTTAGCCAAAGCTTCTTGGCGTATACGACCAAGCTCTGTAATGTGTCTCTCAAAACTAACCTCATATTTCTTTTGGATTTCTGACCTGAGCTCGCCAATATACTTAACAACAAGGGGGAATTTATTCGGGTTACGAAGTTCAGAAGCGCGGACATGACACGAGCCTTCAGCATAGCCAGCTTCTTGTGCACACTCTGTAGGAGTCTTACGACCTTCATTATAAACCAATAGTTCTGCAAACTTTTTTTGTTGTTCTGTTAATAGTTTGGGTAAGCCCATGGTTGTAAATATAAGTAAATTTACTATATATTACAAGTTATTTTATTATCTTATCACAATGCTTGATACCAGTTTGATCGGTTTTCATTTCGCATTGTTCTAAGGTGCAGGTATATTGGACTTGGTTGCCGGAATTACGCTCGGCCAAACGTTTGGCTGCGAGGCACGTACTGATATTATCCTGGTGATACCAACCTTCAATATTTTTATTGCCACCATCATAGACGTATAAGCTAAGTATGATAACTGTTTCAATGATTCCCATTTTTCCTGTCCTCTAAATCCATAATACGATCTTCATGGAACTGTATGGTCATGTCGTTCTTTTCTATATTAGGAATAGAACTTTCAATAATCTCTTTAAGCTTTTCTACATCACCTGCAAGAAACTCCGTCAACATGTAGAGCTCTTGGACCTGTGGACTGACCATCTCGCCTTTGGGAACTCCGTCAATAAAAGTATTTGCTGCTTCTAAATCTTTTTCAATTAATTGTAATTGAGTTTCTATAGAATTAAGTCGCTCAATGACGCCAAACCCGAACCAAGCACCAACAAGACAAGCGCTAATAATACTAATAAGGTTGCGTGCCGGCATTGAGATTGCGGTGTTTTCATCGACATCTAATCTTTTCATATTTTACCACTTAAATTTGTTTATATTCTTCTGCTAATGAATCATAATATTTTTGAGTTTTTTGTTTATCATGAACACAGTTATGACATTGACAAGAAGAACAACGACTACCATTAGAACAATGGCAGCTGTGTCCACATGTTTCACAATTTAACATTTCCAGCGTCTCCTTGCTTGTCTTATTCTAGAATTAGGATCGTTCCTAGTTTTAGCAGATGCTTTTTTTAATTGACCCAGTGATCTTGCACAATATGATTTACGTCTTTTTGCTGCAGCGCTACCTTTTTTAACTTTACCAGTAACTGCTGTTTTAAGTTTGCTTCCAGGGTTTGCACGTCTATACGCAGCCACACCTTTTTTGGTCATGCCTGCGCCAGACTTAGTCTTGCGATAGTTAGCCCCTGGACCAGTAGTGGTCTTAGCTATATTCCCCCTGGAGATAGCCACTTAGCTACTCTTTTTTTTCTTCTTAGGTTTTTTTGCAGTTTTAGCAGATTCTCTTAACGCTTTATCTGTAACAGTACCTTTGCCTTTTTTGCTTGTACCTTTTTTCTTAGCTTGGTTCATATAATAATACAAACCTTTTTTAACTGTTCTACCGTCTTTGGTTACGTGTGTATCTTTTTTTGCCATTATATATACCTCTTACCTTTGTTATTAGATTTTGTTACTTTACCACCTTTACTAAAAGGGCGCAACTTTCTCTGTTCTTTTAGTTTTGGTAAAATGTTTTTTAAACGATCTTCTATTGTTTGTTTACCTGGTTTACCTGGTTTACCTGGTTTTGGTGTTGGAGGTGTTTTACCTGGTTGTGGTCTAGCCGGTTCCATTGGTTGCATTTTTGGTAATTTTTTAAGAAGGTCTTTTCTTCTTCTAGCTTCTTTTGTTCTTGTTACACCTCTTTGTGATTCACGAGATTTAGTTCTTTCGCGTTCTCTAGTTTTACTAGTGCTTTTCTTTTTAGGAGCTACTGGTGATGTGTCTTGCAACTTACTTTGTTTTAATCTGCTTTTAGATCTTTCGCGTTCTCTAGTTTTACTAGTGC